GTACAAGACATTGAATATTATATAAATGCATTAGATCTTCTTCCTAAAGATAATATAGTTTTAGTTTTTACTGACGATGTTCAGTGGGCAAAAAAACAACAGATATTTTCTGGAGATAGATTTTTAATTTCTGAATCCAATAATTGTTTTGTTGATATGTGTTTAATGACAATGTGTAGTTATCACATTATATGCAATTCTACTTTTTCTTGGTGGGGATCATGGTTATCTAACAGTAAAAAAACTATAGCACCTTCAAATTGGTTTGGTGGTTCATTAAAGGGTTATATCACTGATGATATATACTGTGAACATTGGAAAATTATATGAGAAAAAATGAAAATTTGTATTTTAACAATTGCTACGAATAAGTATCTCCGTTTTGTTGAGAAGCTTTATAGTGATATTGCAGAAAAATTTATTCCAGAAGCAGAAGTAAATTGTCTTTTATTTACTGATCATGAAGTAGAAACTTCTGACAATGTTCGTGTTCATCAAATAGAACACGAGCCTTGGCCAATACCAACTTTGAAAAGATATAATTATTTTGTCAAAGAGAAAGATTTTATCCTTGAACATGACTATTGTTTTTACCTTGATGCTGATATGAGAATTGATGCACCTGTTGGAGAAGAAATTCTTGATGATTTAGTTGCAACAATGCATCCTTATCAATCTTTTTATCCAAAGGAAAAAAGATCTTATGATAGAAATCCTAAATGCTTAGCGTATGTTCCTGAAGGTGAAGAGGGTGAATATTACTATGCTGGCGGATTTAATGGTGGAAAAACTAAAAATTTTATTGCCATGGCGGAAGTTATTGCTGATAGAGTTAATGAAGATTTGAGAAATGATGTGATTGCCTTATGGCACGATGAATCTCAAATGAATCGATATTTGATTGATAATCCACCCACCCTTTCATTGAATCCAAACTATTGTTTTGCTGAGGAGTTTATAGGATCACAACAGTATCCTTATAAAAATCCTACAATTATTGCACTTAAGAAAAATCATGCAGAGCTTAGATCTTAGAGAGATACCAATAATCTACATCAATTTGGATAAAGATGTTGATAAAAAAGAAAAGATAGAAAAATCTTTAGGTGAGTTAGGATTTAAAAATATTATCAGGTCTCCTGGATTTTTACATTCATCTGGGAATAGAGGTGGATGTTCTATGGCTCATCACAATGCATTAAAGGAGATCGATCCACCTTTCATCATTATCGAGGATGATGCTGAAGTTTATGATTTCGATCCACAAATATGTTTTCCAGATGATGCAGATGCGGTATATCTTGGAATATCATCTTGGGGTAGAATGAATGGACACTCTGGTCCTTTTGTTCAATATGATATTATTGACGATGATATGTTAAGGGTGTATAATATGCTGGGTACTCATGCTATTCTATACTTATCTGATGAGTATGTGTCAGTATGTACAAAAATAGCATATCACCAATTTAAGACTGAAGGATATATAGACGTTGGATTTACTGATGTTCAAAAACATTACAATGTCTATAGTTTTGATTCTCCCCTATTTTGTCAATCTAGTTCAAATGGAACGCGGGGAAAATTAACGTCATATCCAACTAGTGAATGTTTTAAATATTATTCAAATTATTTTTTACCAGAACGAATTGTATGAAATCTTTAGTAACTGGCGGCGCAGGTTTTATTGGATCTAATCTTGTAGACCGTCTTCTTTTACTCGGTCATGAAGTTGTTGTAATTGATAATGAGTACTCTGATGCTCATGATCAATTTTATTGGAATGAGAGTGAAAAAGTATCAAACTATCAGTATGATATTCGTGATTATGAAAACACACGTCCTCTCTATGATGGAGTAGACTATGTGTTTCATATTGCTGCAGAAGCACGTATTCAACCTGCTATTAAAAATCCCATTGAAGCGGTAAGTATTAATTCTGTTGGAACATGTACAGTTCTTCAGTGTGCAAGAGAGGCTGGTGTAAAACGTGTTATGTATTCTTCCACTTCTTCTGCTTATGGATTGAAAAATGAACTTCCTAATGTGGAGACTCAACCCGATGATTGTTTGAATCCATATTCAATATCCAAAACAAATGGAGAAAAACTTTGTTCAATGTATACAGATTTATATGGACTTCCTACTGTTATCTTCCGATACTTTAATGTATATGGAGAACGTCAACCTCTCAGAGGGCAGTATGCGCCTGTTGTAGGGATCTTTTTGAGACAACGTGCTGCTGGTGAACCTTTAACAATTGTGGGTGATGGGGAGCAACGTAGGGACTTTACATACGTTGGTGATGTTGTAAATGCTAATATCATGGCAGCAATTAGTAATCCTGAAGAGGATGCATTTGGACAAGTTTATAATGTCGGTTGTGGTGTAAATTATTCTGTAAATGATCTTGCTGCAATGATTTCAGATAATACTGTAAATATTCCACCACGCCCAGCAGAAGCGCGTTTAAGTCTTGCTAATAATCAAAAACTTTGTAAAACTTTTGGATGGCAACCATCTGTAAAACTTGAAGAGTGGGTTGCAACACAAAATGTCTAATCTCACTGTTATTCTTCCTTGTGCTGGTGAAGGAACAAGATTATCTTTACCATATCCAAAAGAGATTCATTCTATTGAAAAGAATAAATCTTTAATTGATTATAGTTTTGATTTATTCTCTAACTACGGGCGAAGAGATGTTGAGTTTGTCGTTACACTCAACGAAAACAAAACTGAACTTATTAAGTATTTGAGCAGATATAAGTCCAGATACAATATCTCTTTTACTTACTTCAATCCAGCAGAGATAGAATATACAGGATCAATCAAGAGTGCCAGTCACTTATTTGGTGAAAAGAATCTGGTTCTTCTTCCAGATACTTTTATGAAGATGAAGTCTTCTCAGGATATTCTGGATCTTGTCAGCGATAGTCTTAATGAAACTGGATTTACCTTCTTCTATAAGCGCGAGAGTAGTCCTGATATGTTAAGAACCAAAGGAGCTTTGTGTATTAATAACGATCTGGTTCAAGAGTATGAAGATAAACCTCAGGAGAATCATTCTAGATTTAATGCTTTCTGGACAGCATTTGCTTTTAGAAAAAGAGTGTTTACTCAGTGTATTGAGTTTATGGAGAAATCAACTCTCAATCATCGACAGTTGGTTGGTGAGATTAAAAACACACCTCTATATAACTCTAGAGCAATTGAAGTTGAAGATTATGTTGACCTCGGAACTTGGGATCAAATATACAAATGGATAAACGGATAATAGTTGATTGTGATGGCGTTCTTCTTGATTGGGCATATGCTTTTGATGTGTGGATGGGTGAACATGGATACAAGAGAGTAGAGAATACATCTAATCATTACACTCAAACTTTGCGTTTTGGTATCACTGAACAGGAAGCATATTTACAAATAAAGAGATTCAACGAGTCTGGTTGTGTAGGATTTATTCCTGCATTTCGGGACTCTGTTGAGTATGTAAAGAAATTAAATGAACTTGGTTGGAAGTTTGAGGTTATAAGTTGTCTTGATAAAGATAAGTATGCTCAGAAATTAAGAAAGGACAATTTGATTCATTTGTTTGGTGATGTTTTTGACTTTATTGATTGTGCCCTAGATTTTACTGTTGGGAAAGAGCAATATCTTTTTGATAGATATAAAGATAAGAAGTATTATTGGATTGAAGATTCTGTTAGTAATGCGGAATCTGGTCTAAGAGTGGGTCTAAATAGCATCATCATGGATCATCCATACAATAAAGAATGGACTGGACTTCGTGTAAAAAATTGGAAAGAAGTTTATCAAATAATTAATAATGACTCCACATCTTGAAGCACAAAAAGATGCTTATGCCAGCACAGTATTGATGCCAGGTGATCCATTGAGAGCAAAATGGATTGTAGAAACATTTTTAGATCAGGTAATTCAAGTTAATTCAGTTCGTAATTGTCTTGGATACACTGGAATTTATAAGGATAAAAAAATATCTGTCCAAGCAAGTGGAATGGGACAAGCTAGTCTTGGAATCTATGCACATGAACTTTTTAATATCTATGGTGTTCAAAGTATTGTAAGAGTTGGTAGTTGTGGTGGTATTGCACCACAATTGAAAGTTGGGGATGTTGTAGTTGCAATGACTGCTGCAACTGATAATGCAATGACTGAAAGACTTGCTCCTGGATTTAAGTTATCACCTTGTTGTGATTATCAGATGCTCCAGCAATACATGAAAATAAATACCAAAGCGTATGTTGGGCAGATGGTGTCCAATGATTACTTTTATCAACCAGATGAAAATTGGTATAAACCTCTATCTGAGATGGGTGTTCTTGCAGTTGATATGGAAACTCATGTACTTTATAGTATTGCTAACCGTTTTGGTAAGAAGGCACTGTCAGTTAATACAGTATCGGACCATTTAACCTCTGGTGAACAGATGACTAGTATGGAAAGAGAGCAAGGTCTTGGGTATATGGTAAAAAGTATTCTTGAAAGTCTATGAAAATTGCACTTTATATTTCTGGAAAGGTAAGAACTCTTTTTTATGGATTTCATAAAAATATTGAAATGCTTAGGGATAGATATCCTGAATGTGAGATTGATGTATTTTATTCTTTCTGGGATGCTCGGGATAGGGTTGAAAGAATTAATGATGGGTGGCACTTCCGCCCAAAAAATTATGAAGTTCCTGAAGTAACTAAAAAAACTATTGATAGTTACTTTAATTCATTTAATGTAAAGAGTATTGGTGAAGTAGAAACATCTGAAAAGATGAATAAAATTATGGAATTAAGTCCTTTTGATCAGAAGGGTCTGTCTTCACAATATTATAAAATGCAAAGAGTTGTTGATCAGTATTTTAAGAGTGGGTATGATTTGTATTTTAGAATAAGATCTGATATACTCATACATGATTCTCCTCCAGTGACTTTTTTTAGGGATGATGAAGTTGCAATAAACAGGGACTATTGGTATTGCCAACCTTATGATGGTATAAATTGTAATGAAATGATTTTAGTATCTACTGAAAAAAATTTTGAAATCATCAATCGAGCATATAGCGATCAAGATAGACTTTCCAAACTAAAAGAGAAATATGGTGAGTTTATAACAGGCAATTATCTTAGATCATTAAACTTGAATCTAAAAACATTTAATTTTCATTATAGAGTTGTAAGATGAAAACGAAAGTAATTTGTTGTGTATTTAATCGTCCAGATCTTCTGGACTATCAGATTCGATCATTAAAAAAATTCATAGTAGGAGACTTAGTTATAAGCGTTGCTTATGATACTAGAGATGAACAATACTATGATGATTTTAAAAAAGTTTGTGAAAAACATGGTGCAAGTCTGCATTTACATGTATCTAAACCAGGAGGATCTCCGAGTTTTTATCATGGACAGGCTGCAAAGTGGGCATATGAAAATTTAATTCTTTCTGAAGAAGATGATTGTATTGGTTTGTTCTTGGATCATGATATGTTCTTGATTGATGATTTTAATCCCACTGAAGAGATGTTTAATAATGATGTCATGGGATGTCTTCAATCTAGAGGAGATGTTAATTATATTTGGCCAGGTCTTTTCTTTTGTAAGAAATCTTCTGTCGAAGATATTGAGTTTGACTTTTTCCCACAAACTATAGATGGTCAAATGTTGGATACTGGCGGTGGTACATATAAACTACTTCGTGCTGGTCTGAAGTATGAAGATACTGGTGTTGAGTATCCAGAAGAGTATAAGGGTATTGATCTTCAAGATCCTGAACTGACTGGTGGATATGGATTTGAACTGCATTGTGGTGGAAAGTTTTTACACTTTAGAAATGCTTGTTCGTGGCACAATGGATATGAAGTTGACAGTCAGAAGAAGACTGAAATCCTTTTCAAGATGTTATCTGATTTGATTGATGATAAGGAAAAGTCTTATTTAGAAATCGTTGTTGCAAGATACAACGAAGATTTGCGTTGGTCAAACAAATATAAAGATTATCTCACTGTTTACAATAAGGGTGATGATGAGATTGAGGGGTCTATTCGCCTAGAGAATATTGGTAGAGAATCACATACTTATCTGTATCACATTATCAACAACTATGATAATCTTGCAGACTACACAATATTTTTACAAGGAGGTCCATTAAATCCACATAGTCCTAATTTGTATGAGTATTTAAATTACATTCTACACTCTAATGAAAATATTCCCGACTTCTTCTGGATTTCTACTAGAATTGTTGAGGGAGACTTTGACTATGAGCGTGAACCATATCATAAAGTTTTTCCAAATATACGGTATGCGTTTGAGAAAGTCTTTGGTGATCAACCACCAGAAAACTTAAAGACATTTAAATTTGGTTCTGGAGCACAGTTCTGTGTTTCTAGAGATCAAATCAGGAAACGATCTAAAGAGTTTTATCAAAACATTTTTGATATCTTTGAGTATAGTCCAGAAGAACCTGATGAACTTACATTAAAACTTCTGGGTAACACAGGACCAATACCATGGCATCTCCGAGATCCAATTGACTCACCAAAGTCTGAATTCTGTCCTATAGATCCTGAGATGGGATATCAGATGGAAAGATTTTGGGGACTTGTTTTTACCTATGAAGTATGATTATCTGATTGTTGGATGTGGTCTCTTTGGCGCTACTTTTGCAAGACTTGCCACTGATGCGGGCAAGTCCTGTCTTATTATTGATAAAAGAAATCATATTGGTGGTAACTGTTATACTGAAAATATTGAAGGAATAAATGTTCATAAGTATGGAGCACATATTTTTCATACAAGCAATAAAATAGTATGGAATTTTATTAACAGATTTGCTGAATTTAACAACTATATAAATTCACCAAAAGCAGTATCTAAAAGTAGAATATATTCACTACCCTTTAATATGAATACTTTTTATGAGTTATGGGGTGTTTCTAGTCCAGAAAAAGTTAAAGAAATTATAGAGAATCAAAGGTTTCATGGTTTACCAAAAAATCTTGAAGAACAAGCTTTATCTTTGGTTGGTGAAGACATTTACTACACTTTTATAAAAGATTATACAGAAAAACAATGGGGAAAACAGGCTAAAGATCTTCCTTCATTCATAATTAAAAGGTTGCCGTTAAGATTTACTTTTGATAATAATTATTTTAATGATCGTTATCAGGGTATACCTATAGGCGGTTATACCAATATATTTAAAAATATGTTAGATAATATTGAAGTTCGTACAAACGCAGATTATTTTAAAGATAGAGATTACTTCAATTCATTAGCACATAAAGTTGTTTATACTGGATGTATAGATGAATTCTTTGGATATGAGTATGGGGAACTTGAGTATAGATCACTACGCTTTGATGAAGAGATTTTAGATACAGTAAACTATCAAGGAAATGCAGTTTTTAATTACTGTGATAAGGATGTTCCTTACACCAGGGTATATGAACATAAACATTTTGAAAAAATTGTCACAGAAAAAACTGTTATCAGTAGAGAATATCCTTTAAAATATGAGAGGGGGAGAATACCATATTATCCAATAAATGATAAAAAAAATTCCAATATCTATTCACAATATTTTAAAAAGTCAAAATCATTGACAAATATAATATTCGGTGGTAGATTAGCAGAGTATAAGTATATGGACATGCATGTTGTAATTGAGTCTGCAATGAATAAATTTAAAGGAGAAAATGGATAAAAACAAGTCATTACATAAAGCAAAGGGATTACCCCCAGTATATTATCTAAATCTGGATGAGCAACCAGAAAGAAGAAAGTATATGGAAGAACAGTTTGAATATTGGGGTATTAAAAATTATACACGTATCTCTGCATATGATGGTAGAGATGGTAGAGATCTTGGTGGAATTTTAAAGGGTCGTTATCCCGATAATATGTCATCTGGCGAGGTGGGATGTACAACATCTCACTTAAAAGCATTGGTTGAATTTTTAAAAACAGATGAACCATATGCTTTGATCATGGAAGATGATTGTGATCTTTCACCTATTAGGCATTGGGGATTTACATGGAAAGAACTTTTTAGTCATATTCCCTATGATTTTGATGTAGTTCAGATGGCTATAATTAATCCATCTGAAATTCATGTAAAACTTCATAAAAGATTTGTAAATGATTTTTCTACAGCATGTTATTTAATTACTCGTCATCATGCAACAAAACTTATAAACCATCATGTTCGTGGTGATAAGTATAAAATCGATAATGGAGTTAAACCAAGAGCTGTTGCCGATGATCTAATTTATAATTCTGGTAATACCTATGCAATTCCAGTTTTTATGTATAAGATTGAATTGGGATCTAGCATTCATGATAATCACATTGATACGTTCCACAAATCTAGTTACGAAGGTTTATGGAATTTTTGGAGAGAATCATCTCCAGATATAGATGATTGGAGTAAATTGCTTGAATTTGATCCTTACTTTGGAACTCTACCTCCAGGAATGTACTCTAAGTAAATATACTCAATTATGTTATGATATCAAAACAAGCATAGTGTTGACAAAGTTGTTACATTACTATATAATTATGTAACAGTTCTTTACATAAGACCATGACCGTAACAACGAATGAGCGTGGACAACAAAATATGTTCGCTATTGAACCTACAATGTATATGACTGATGAAGATCGTGCCCGTTATGGTATCGAGTCTCATGCCGAACGTGCTGAGAAATTGAATGGACGCACTGCTATGCTTGGATTTGTTGCTGCTATTATTTCTTATGCTACTACTGGTAGTGTATTTTTCTTTGGAGCATTCGGATTCTGACGGGGGTTGACAATGACTACAACATTGTTTACAATAACAAGCATTGCCTTCTTTGTTTTGTTGGCATACTCTGTTGAACAACTTTCCGAAACCTACTAATGACATATCCAGCTCCACTGTTCCTCGATGATGATCCTTGGTTTGGTCCTGCACCAATTACAGAATCTAAAATCGAATATGAAAAGTTTGTGGAAGAGCAAGAATTAGTTGCACAGGTAAACGCTTCTAAAGAAGATATTGATTCTGATTCAATTCATGTAAAAGAATCGGAAAACATTCATCAAATCATGTATGAGATTGCAACTAAAAATAATAACACTACTCTTCATTTAAATCCTACTCCATCTTTTGGTGGTGGTTCAGAAAACTTTCATGAAGGATCTGGTGGTTGGATGTCTGGTGTTGGACTGCAGTAACTTCAAAATAAATATAGCATTACTGTTAGATTAAAAATGCCTTATAACGTAACTGTTAGAGATTTGGCGAACATTGGTGAAGAACTCACATTTGAATGTGATGAAAATAAAACCATTCGCCAACTTTGTGAAGAAAATAACATTCACATAACTCTCAATGAAAACTGTACTAAAAATGGAGAATGTCTAACTTGTGTTGCTAAAGTTCTTGAAGGAACTGTAAATCATCCTGATAATCTAAGCACACCATTAGATCCAGATCATATTTCAGAAGGTTATTGTTCACCTTGTATTGCCACACCAACAAGCGATTGTAAAATCGTAACAGAACAATTTAAACAATTAAAAAAATTTTCAAATAGTTAATTATTATGACTTTTTCTATTACTCTTCGTACTCCTGATGGCACTGAGCAAGTTGTTCAGTGTGAGGACGATCAGTACATTCTTGATGCTGCTGAAGAAGCAGGTATTGATATGAATTATTCCTGTCGCGCAGGTGCGTGTTCTTCTTGTGCTGGTAAGATTGTCAGTGGTAGAGTTGATCAATCTGATCAATCGTTCTTGGATGATGATCAGATTGATGCAGGATTTGTTCTTACTTGTGTAGCATATCCCACTAGCGACTGTGTTATTGAGACTGAAAAAGAAGAGGAATTGTTTTGATGAATCAGTTCTATCTCTTTTCTAAAAAATCATGCGGTCCTTGTATGCTTGTTGATAAGTATTTCAATGCTATGAAAGATCAACGTACTGATCTTATTGAATATATTGATCTTGAAGATGTTGGTTCAGAACCTACAGAAGAAGCAAAAGCATTTGCAAAAAAGTATGAAGTTACTGCAACTCCAGTTCTTATTGTTACGGATGCTGAAGGCGTATTAAAAGAAAAGTTTGTTGGTGGACTAGATATCACACAGAATATCCGTAAAACATTTGACTTTTATGCAAGAGAATAATCAATTATTTGAAGATGTTTCCAAACTAAATGCCCTATACGAAGAACTCTGCTGGGGGCAACATGATGAACTTATATTCACTCATGAAAACGGTAGAGTCGTAATTTACAACAAAACTTTGGAGAAAAAACAATGAACGAAAAAGCAGAACGCATTAATGGTTGGGCAGCAATGATCGGTGTTGTTGCCGCAATGGGATCTTATGCTGCCACAGGACAAATCATCCCAGGTGTATGGTGAACGACATGTTACTCATAGCAGCTTCCATGATAGGAGGGTTTATATTTGCTGCCCTATTGACCGATGGAAATGTTGATGATGATGACGATATGAGTGGTGGGATGATGATTCCCGCACAAAATTCAATTTAATATAAAAAGACCTTCTACATAATATAGTGGGTCTTTTTTTATGCCTAGAAATCAAGTTAGTGTAGAAGAATTGAGAGTTAGGGTATTGAAGTTAAAGAACAATGTGGATTGGGAACCAACTCCGTATGATGAAGAAAAGAAAATGGCACATAGATATTTAAGTATGGTTTTGGACATTCTTGACGAATACCGATTCTAGATTAAAATACTTATGAAATAAATAAATATGCCTTGTTCTATACTAAATGCTCGGAAACAAATCCAAAGAAGCAAAGGTAGAAGAAAAGGACCATGATGAAGATAAGAGTGAAGTTTTGGGTAATTTAGTGAAAGTTGTTGTACTTATTTGGTCCGCATCTCTCCTCACATTCAGTTACGTTAGACTTCCAAATGGTCAAAAGATTTTAGATTTTGACCCAACATTCATAGCCTCTGTGTTCAGTGGGTCTTTAGCTGCATTCGGATTGAGTCCTGCCAAAGCAGGTGGTAATGGAAATGGTAAAATAGCAAAAAGAGAAGAACAACCACCTTTTCAATCTGCAATTGAACCTAAAAAGTAAGTTAGGAAATGGTAACAGAATATCAGTACATTAACTTATTAGACTGATAGATACTGTAGTGTTTAGACGTAATACTTTATGAAAAAATTCAATGAAGTTACACTTAACATTACTGTAGCAATCATTGATTATCTTTATCGTGGTAGACATTTTCAACGTTTCTGGGTGCTTGAGGAGATTGCTCGGGCACCCTATTTTGCATTTTTGAGTGTGTTACATTTACGTGAATCTTTAGGTTTGCGTGGTCAGTGGCACATATACTTAATGAAAGAACACTTCGAGCAGAGCGTCAATGAAACAGAGCATTTGGAGTACATGGAATCTAGGGGCGGTAATTCTTATTGGATTGATCGTTTCTTTGCCAGACACCTCGTTCTTATCTATTATTGGATCAATGTGGTTTATTATTGGATATCTCCTCGCGCTGCTTACCATCTCTCCTACGAAATAGAGATGCACGCTGCTGAGACATATGCACACTATCTTGCATATGAAGATTATAATGATAAAAAAATCTGGGAGATTATGAATGATGAGATCCAACATTTCCAAGAACTTGCGGAAGCAATGAGAATCCTTGATCCTGATCATTTAACTGTGAGAGAGAAGGATTGTGAACCATTCCCACCAGATGTAAGCGATTTGGTAGTAAAAGAGGAGGTAAAATTATGAGTCTATTGTTTGTATTTGCATTCATTTCATTGTTAATTGCTGGAATGCAATTAACATGGCCAGGTAGATACCGAAGTTAATTTTTAAAAGAGGTTAAAGGATGAAGGTAGGTTTAATCGGTCTAGGAAGAATGGGCGAGGGTATGTCTCGTCGTATGATCAAAGCAGGTATCGAAGTTCATGGATATCGTAACAACTATAAAAAAGCTGAAGAGCAATATGAGAAGGGTTATATTAGTGGATGTACCACTTCTTTGGAAAGCCTTGTTCAAGTAGTTCATAGCGGAAGAGGAGTTTTTGGTGATCCTGCTAAAAATCCTGGTATTTTTATGATGGTTGTACCAGCAGAAACTGTAGAGGATACACTGAATGAGCTACTACAATTTTGTGTGGAAGGCGATATTATTATTGATCATGGCAATTCCAATTTTAAAGACTCTAGACGCAGGGCAGAAAGGCTTGCTAAACTTGGCATCCAATATCTTGACTGTGGTACTAGTGGTGGTGTTTACGGTCTGGAGCGTGGATACTGTCTTATGGTTGGTGGTACAAATACTGCAGTATCCGTCTGCTCTCCCATCTTTAGGGCACTCGCCCCAGGTATCGGATCTGCCTCTCGTACAGACCCCCTCTCTCATGAAACAAGTGCCGAACATGGTTGGTTACATTGTGGACCAGCTGGAGCAGGTCACTTTGTAAAGATGGTTCACAATGGAGTTGAGTATGGAATCATGCAAGCATATGCAGAAGGATTTAATATCCTGCATGAAGCTAATGCTGGGTCGGCATACGTTAAGGAGGGTGATGCTGAGGTTGCTCCAATGGAAAATCCAGCAGATTATCAATACGATATTGACGTTGCTGAAGTGGCTGAGTTATGGCGTCGTGGTAGTGTGGTTGGTTCTTGGTTACTCGATCTTACCGCTACTGTACTACGCGGCGATCGAGAGCTTAGCAAGTTCGATGGGGGAGTATCAGACAGTGGTGAGGGTCGTTGGACGGTTCACGCTGCTGTGGATCTTGGCGTACCCGCTCCTGTCATCAGCAGTGCGTTGTGGGCACGTTTTGAGTCGCGCCGTCTTGGTGCTTTCGCAGCCAAGGTTCTGAATGGAATGCGGGCAATGTTTGGAGGTCACGATGTTCGCTGATGTTCTTAAATGGATCGCAATACCCTTTGTACTATCCACGATATATTTCGGGATACGAAAAGGTGAAAATAACTACTATGAAACAGACAAGTATGACGGAAATGGAACCGCTCACTAACCCAGAGACTTCAGGAATAGTTATCTTCGGTGCAACTGGAGATCTTTGTAGGAGAAAATTAATTCCTGCACTGTTTGAATTATGGAAGAAAGATCTTCTTCCAAATAATTTTGTAATTACTGGATCTGCCAGAAGGGAACCAACATCCGAGCAGTGGAAAGAAACCTTAGGTGAATATCCTGAAGAGTTTTTACATCATTTAGATTATCAATGTGTAGATCTGGACAATGTTGATACTCTCCGTCACCTTCCAGATTATCTTCAAGATAATACTTATTTTCTATCCGTACCACCAGAACGATATGAAAATTCTATCATCAATCTTAAAGAATCTGGACTCCTTGAAGATCCAGAAAGGTCCAGAGTGGTTATCGAAAAACCCTTTGGACGTGATTATAAATCTGCTGATCATCTACAGTCTGTGGTTAGTAGACATTTACGGGAGAAGCAGGTCTATCGCATTGATCATTATCTTGGTAAAGATACTGTCAATAATATTCTTGCTACAAGGTTTAGTAATATTCTCCTTGAACCACTTTGGAACCGCAACTATGTAGAAGAAGTTCAGATTTTTGCTACTGAAACATTCGGTTGTGAAGGTCGATCGCAATATTATGAGACTGCTGGCGCTGTAAGAGATATGCTTCAAAATCATATCCTTCAAGTTCTAGCACTCATTGCTATGGAAGCACCTTGCAGAATGGATGCAAAAGAAATTCGTCGCGAAAAAACGAAGGTTCTTGCTGCTACTCGTTTGGGCAAGGACATGATTCTTGGGCAATATGAAACTTATAAATCTGAAGAGGGTGTTGATCCTAACAGTAATACCCCTACTTTTGCTGCTGGTACTTTATATGTTGATAACTGGCGTTGGGAGGGAGTTCCTTTTCGCATCTTGACTGGTAAATGTATGCCTTATGGATGTGTTGAAGTTGTAATTAAACTAAAATCACCACCGCAACAACTGTTTGAGGGGCATGAATATAACGATCGAATTGTGATGCGATTACAACCACATGCTCATTTTGATATTCGTATTGATATGAAAGCTCCTGGATTTAATAATGATGTAGAAACTGCTACTTTGACACACAGATATCCAGATTGGTTGGGTGTTGATGGATATGAAAGACTATTATATGAAGCAATTAATGGTGATCAATCACACTTTGTTCATTCTGAAGAAGTGTTAGAATCTTGGAGAATTGTAAATGATTTACTTTGTACTGGGGATTCTTGCCCCATACGTACTGCTCCTTACATCTATATGCCTGGTACGTGGGGACCAGATTACAAAACGCGAAGAATAACTGATTGGGATTATCCAGCATGATTCATAAAATTGGTCATTTTGCTGCTTGGACACTAAATAATCCATGGACCCTTGGACCGATGTGTTTGGCGTTGGTATTTGTTCCCGTTCTAGGAATGTGGGCAGTTCACAAGTATGGTTGGGAACATTGGGAACCGTTCACTAAAAAACATAAATGAACGAAGAAGAAAAAAGGGAGTTCTACAAAGGACTTAAAGAAAGAATTAAACAACTTAGAATGGAACATCTTTTTGAAGAACCATGTCCTTTATACGAAGATGAGGATGATGACTAATGAACCCAGTAGTACTAATTGCTTGTCTATCACCAATTGTAATCATATGGATTGTGATGAAATTAAGTTTACTGTTATTCACAGCAAATGATGAACGAAAGTATGTCAGAGCAGAATCCAAAAAACCACACGGACCTTATGTGGCAGATGCATATGCAGACGTTGATGAAGAGGAAGAGGAGTATGGAGATCGCACAGACTATCGATGAAGCAATTGAAACATATTATTCTGAACAAGGTAAACCAGTACCTAATTGGAAATTGAAAAAAGATCCTCAATGGTGGATTGATTATCTAGATGATTTGGGAATTGAACGAGGAAATCCATGAATTTTGAACTATCAATAGAGGATTTTACAATCATCCAAAATGCTTTGCATTATTATAAACATGTTGAGAAACGCGGACATTTCTCTAAGTTTGATGAAGAGCGTGTAAATAGGTTGAGAGATAAACTCTCTTATCAAATGATACCTAGTATGAATAGTAAAGATGGAACTGTTCCTTCGCCCCCTCGCGGATATAAATGACCCAACGTGGAGTGTAATTGTTTCCCTTGCCATTCTTTTGGCAGGGGTTTTGTATTATGTTGCATATATACTTCGTATGGCAAATAATGAAATGAAAGATGAGCGACCTGACGAATAAGGATGCCGAACAGGATTCTAAACTTGCTGTTCTAGAAAGTAGAGTAGAAAGTTTTAGAGAAAGAGTTATTTCTTTAGAGGAACGTATGAAAGA